GAGTTGTACTGGCAGTTGACCAACGATATGTGGTCTGATGAGATCGCAAAAGCAGAAGTTCGGCGCGGCCCTGATGGGCACTACCACGCCAGCTTCTGGGGGGTAATGTGGAGAAAGTTCTTCCCACGAGCCCCGCAGGCCAAGCGCGCCTAGTGGTTCCCCGTCGTGGTGGCTGGTTGTGACACAAAAGTTCCCATCAAGTTGTGTCCCGAGATGGCCGACCACCCCGGTGAGGGTAGAAGCGCAAGTAAGGTGGATAAGTCACGGAAATATATTTATTTACACGGTTTCGGAAACCGCGAACTATTGTTTTGCCACAACAATTCAAAGGCAAACTTGGTGCGCGCAATTCACGAACGTGTATTCCGTGTCAAAGGGGAGGCAGGGTTGCAGCTGCCACCCCGCCCGGAGCCGGGTGTGTTTTCGTCACGTCTAACGAACATCCGGCGCGCGTTTGAGCAACTAATGTCCGACAATTACGTCCCGTTGAGCGACCGGCAATTCATTGCCCAAGTACCGGCACCAAAGCGTAGGATATATGAAGCCGCGATGCGTAGGTGGTATGTTAATGGTTTACATAAGGGCCAGTGTGGGGTGTCTGCCTTCGTGAAGTTTGAGAAGCAGGTAGAGGATGATACCAAACCCGACCCCGCACCAAGAGTGATACAAACCCGATCACCAGTTTACCATTACCGCCTCGGGAGATATACCAGGTTTATTGAACATGATATATATAAGGCTCTAGAAAATATGTGGGGGGGTCCAACAGTTATGAAAGGCATGAACCCGAATGAAGTAGCCGGCGCGATAGTCACCGCGTGGAGGTCATTTGCCAAACCAGTCGGAATTGGACTGGATGCAAGTCGGTTTGACCAACATGTGTCGCGCGATGCACTTAAGTGGGAACATGAAATATATTCTCGGTGTTTCAAGGATAACGCCGAGTTGCGCTGGCTATTGAAGCAGCAGCTTGAAAATGTTGGATACGGGGACTATCCCGGCGGTCAATTGCGATATAAGACCTGCGGCTGTCGGATGTCTGGGGATATGAACACCGGGTTGGGAAATTGCTTGTTGATGTGTTGCATGATGAAAGCATACGTTGACTCGCTCGGTGTTACAGCGCGTTTGATCAACAACGGTGACGATTGTGTGTTGATAGTAGAGGAGGCAGATTTAGTGCGGGTGATGGATTCGTACAAGCAGTGGTTTCTCGATATGGGTTTCAAGATGACCCTCGAGGGTGATGGGATTGCATACATCCCGGAACAGATCACGTTCTGCCAACTCCAGCTTGTGTTCACAGGCGAACACGGGTGGACCATGGTAAGGCAGTTAAAGGCCGTGGTTAAGGACGCAGCATGCCTAACCCCAGATCTATCGGGTGTCCCAACGTGGATGGGTGCAGTGGGCGAGTGTGGACTGGCGCTTGCGGGTGATATACCCGTTTACGGAGCCATATACCAAGCCTACAAGCGAATGGGTGATAGTAACAGACGAGACGGCAAATTACAGAGGGTGACAATAGGCCACAATGCTTTCAGAAACACTGGAATGGCCTTGGCATCAAAGGGGATGAGCCGTGGCAGCAATGGTGTGCCCACTGACGAGGCACGCGCTAGCTTTTATCTCGCGTTCGGCATCGAGCCGGCGTTACAGCGGTGTTTGGAACACCGTTTTGAATCCATTACTATGGTTAGCTCCCCAACGATTGAGGGGTTCGCGTTGCACAATCTGCTCCCTAGGGATTAGATCAACCAATTTAACCAATTTCGCAATTATGGTCAAGGGGAAAACTGTGCAGACGCCTAAGGGCGTTGTTTTCTTCGGCGTTAAGAAACGTAACAATATGTTTAAGCCATCTCTGGGGGCCAAGTCAAATACCCAGGAACGACGAGTGGCTGCCCCAGCTGTTTTGGGGGCAGTCATCAGCCGTAACCCAACTCGCACGAATTCTTCGGAAATGCGAATCGAACGTAAAGAGTATGTGGGCGACATTAGTGGCTCAGTGGCTTTTGCCAACACCAGGTATGCGTTTAACCCTGGTCTCAACACTCTTTTCCCGTGGACTAGCACTGTCGCTGGATCGTTTGAGCAGTATGTGGTCGACAAGGTCAAATTCTGCTATGAACCATCTCAGGCCACTAGTGCAACGGGTAGTGTCATGCTCTCGTTCGA